CCCGCAGCTGTGGAACCGGCCCCGCAGCTTCCAGTACGGAATCTGCCGGAAGGTGCCGCGAATGGTTGATGTGTTCAACATTTTATTCCTCCTTCTTTTCGGCGGGCAGCACGGTGCCGATAACTGCGTTCATGATCTCGTCGAAGCTGGGCTTTTTGTTGTTGTTCATGTGGTTCTCTCCTTTCATGCCACGGGGCGGTTGTCCAGCTTCTTCAGACTGGCCACCAGATTGATGGATGCCGCAGCGGTCTCCATCTGCTCGAATGCGTCCTCGTCCATGTCCTTGCACATGGTATGAATGCGGATCACGCGCTCCACGTCCTGCTGCGTCAGGCCATACATGGCGGGATTCAAGGGATTGTTTTTGTGTGCCATAGTCAGCACTCCTTTCTGTGGGTGGCTCCCACGACCATCCCGGCGGCGTCACCGGAATGGTTTCGGCCCGTGCCGCCGGGCCATCATCGGGTGGGTTGTGGCGTGCTCCCTTCTGCGGTATACTGAGACGGAAGGGAGATGTTTATAAGTTGTCTGAAAAATACAAATGTCCGTATTGTGGAGTTGCGTTCTATGAAGCGTCCGACAATACGAAAGAACGTAGGATAAGCTATAATTTCGATCAAAAGGATTTCGATGGGCCATATGGATACAATTCGATACTTTCTGATATTGTAGCGGTTTACCATTACTGTCCATCCTGTCATGAATATTCCGTACAGCTTGCCAGCAGCAAGGGACTTTTTTCGTTCAACTATCCACCGTATACCGGGATAACATTGCCAGACTATATTCCGGAAGCAATCAGAAAAGATTATGTGGAAGCCTGCTCAATTCTGGATGCAAGTCCAAAAGCATCTGCCACATTATCGCGTCGCTGCCTGCAGGGAATGATTCGGGATTTCTGGGGCGTGACGTCCGGAAACCTTGCCGGAGAGATCGATCTGATCAAAGATAAAATTCCTGCCGACCAATATCGGGTACTCAACGGCGTAAGGCGCTTGGGAAACATTGGAGCACACATGGAAAAGGATGTGAATCTGATCGTTGATATCGACCCCGGAGAAGCCCAAAAGCTTGTCAAACTTCTGGAACTGCTTCTGAAAGACTGGTACATTGCCCGACACGAGCGTGAAGAACTGTACCGGGAAATCCTCGTTATTGACGAGAAGAAGCAGGATGAACGTCATCCTGGCTGAACGGGTCATTCTTTGCCAGCAGATCACCGTCCAGAGTCCAGTACTGGTGAACTTCATAGACCGGATTCGCATCCGTGCCATCTCCCGCCAGAGTGACAGTCTCAATGACTTGAATCACTCTGGCGGATTTTGCTTCCTGAGAGATTTTGAATTTCATCTTCTTCACCTCTTTTCGTTGACTTGGTTGGCATTGACTTGCTAACCTTGTGAGAACAATATAGCACACTCTGTTAGATTTTTCAAGCCTGGATTTTGGAGAAGGTCAAAAATAAATGTTGACACAGTTAGATTTACGGAATATAATACGAATTGAAGAGAACAGAAAGGAGGTGAACAAAATGAACGCAAGAATCGAAGCCGTCCGAAAACACGAAGGCTTGACGCAGGAACAGTTTGCGGACAGAATCAATCTCTCCCGTAATTATTTATGGATGCTTGAAAATGGCTCCAGAACCCCCAGCGACCGCACGATCAGCGACATCTGCAGGGAGTTCGGCGTCCGGGAAGCGTGGCTGCGTACCGGCGAGGGTGAAATGTTTGTGCAGGACACCCAGTCCGAACAGGTAGCGGCCTTCCTTGCTGACCTGACCAAGGATGACAGCGACACCTTTAAAAAGCGTTTTGTCGAAATGCTGGCAGGCCTGAGCCCGGCGGACTGGGAGCTGCTGGAACGTATGGCCGAAAAATTGACGCAAAAAAAAGAGGAAAGCCCGTAAAGGCTTCCCTCGCGTGGTGGCTGGTTGCTTATCCGATCAGGTGGCTTGCGTACACCCACACAAGCCGCAGCTGGCGGAAATCGGCTTTTTCCAGCAGTTTCAGAATAGCGTTGATGGTTTCTTGTCGTGTCATGTTGCTGCCCTCCGGTTCGGTTTTATGTTCAAGAACATTATACAACCATTCGACGTTAATCACAACAACTTTTGACAACTGAAAAGCTGCGAAAAATCCACAGAAAAATTGGATTTTTCCAACAGAAAAGGAGAAAATCATGAAAAAGTCAGCAAAAAGGCTTTTAGGCGTTGTTTTTACATTGGCGCTGATGACGATTCTCGCATGCGGTGCCTTTGCGGCAAAGCCTGCGGTCGAGCTCACCGACGTCTATTTTACGGTCGACGCTTTTGACGGCGTCAGCCCCACGGTCTGCTTCCGGAATAATTCAAACAAAACCATTAAATACGTTACGTTCACGCTGGTTCCGCTTAATGCGGTCGGTGATAGAACTTCCTGCACGATCAGCGGTCGTTCGACGGTGACGGCCCAGGTAGTAGGGCCGATTGCTCCGACAAGATTTGACCGAACGGTCGCAAACACGGTGACTTCTCCCGCGTCCATGGGGGATTTTGGACCGTTCCAGGCACAGCAGCAGCTTGCAACGAACTATTACTTTGGCGCAGAAGAGCGCAACGGGCATAGAATCTTTTTGGACAAGGACGGTAATGCCTATTATGTTGATTCCTACACGCCGTCCTCAGTTCTGTCTGTGATCGACCATTCCAAGACGCTGGGTCAGCTGGATTCCACTACTTATCTGACAGATGACGAACTCCAGAATGCAATTTACGATGCAGCAGTGGAATGGGATTGCCTTTGGTACAACAGCACGATCGACGACATTGCCGTGACCAAGGCGGATATCATCTATATGGACGGAAGCAAAGAGACCGTCAATCAAAAAGCCCTGTATTCGGGTCACTTCAGAAGCGACCCGACGAATCAGCCTTACTATGTGCTGACCAGCAAATACGCCCCTGTTTACGATTATCAGTATTACAAAGAGCACAACGCCGATCTGGCTGCCCTGTTTGGAGATAACCAGTGGAAGTATCTGGAGCATTTCGTAAACAGCGGCATGAAGGAAGGCCGTCAGGGCAGCAGTGCATTTAACCTTGCCGCCTACAAGGCCAATAATCCGGATCTGGTTGCCGCTTTTGGCGAAGATAACCAGAAATACTATGAGCACTATATCTCTTCCGGCAAGAGCGAAGGCCGGAAGGCATCCTGATTTTTGAATAAACAAAAACGCCCCACCGGCGGCAACCGGCAGGGCGTCAAAGAGTGGCTTGCCCACGAGGAACAATACCAGCCTAAGCAACTGTATTGTACCACCTCCGGGCAGGCTTGTCAAAGTGTACCCTTTTGGAGGTGAAAACAATGAAAAAGAGGACAAACACAGCGTTTTGGGTCGAGAAGGAAAAGCGTTGGTGCATTGCGGTGCAGAAGAACGGCACCCGCAAACGGTTTTACAGCAGCACGCCTGGCCGCACCGGCCAGCGGGAAGCCAACGCAAAGGCCGATGCCTGGCTTGACGATAGCATCAGAGACGGAAAAAAGAAGGTAGCTGCCCTCTATGCCCAGTGGGTAGAAGAACTGAAGCTGACTTGCGGGACATCCTATGTGACACAATGCCAGCGTTACGGGGACTGCTATATCCTGCCGACCTGTGGGAATATCCGCATTGACGAGTTAACCGAGGGCGATCTTCAAAAGGCCATTGACGTTTCGTTCCGGAAGCGCTCACAGAAAAAGAACCAGCGCAAGCCCATCTCAAACCAGCCGTTGAGCCGAAAGACGCTTATGACGATCCGGGCTGCGGAAACCGCCTTTGTCAAGTGGTGCCGAAGGAACAAGTACACGACACTCTACCCCGACCTGTCTATCCCGAAGAATGCCAGGATGGGGAAACGCACGATCTTGCAGCCCACCGCCCTGAAGGTTCTGTTTAGCGTAGACACCCGCACCTACTATGGAAAGCTGGTATTTGATGAATATATCTACGCCTACCGTTTTGCAGTTGCGACCGGCCTGCGCCCCGGGGAGCTGATTGGTCTCTGGTATGGTGACATCAAAGGGAACACGGTCAACCTTCGGCGAAGCATCAACGTGCACCGGGAACAGACGACCGGAAAAAACGAAAATGCAATCCGCTCTTTTGACATGGGCAAGGAAGCTCGCGAGGCATACGAGGCACAGGTGCAGCTTCTGAAGGCTCAAGGTATACTTCTGAACTACAATACCCCGCTGTTTCAGATCCCGTCAGAACACGCGCTCTATCGCCGCTGGGAATCCTATCAGGAAGCAAACGGGCTTGAGCCGAAAGTTTCACTTTACGAGCTGCGGCACACCTTTGTCAGTGTTGAATCCAGCGTCCTGACTGACAGCCAGCTGAAGATGCTCGTGGGCCATAGCAAGAACATGGACACTGCCGGAGTGTATCGGCACGAGCTTGACGGTCAGAGGGAAGATCTTGCTGCCGCTACCACCGCGGCATTCAAAAAGGCACAGGCCTGACTCTGGTAACAGTTTTGGTAACACTCTTTTTTGTAAACGTAGCAAAATACATGGGTTACAAACCAACCCCACTACATTTTTAGCAAGTGTTTAGGCGCGTTGCAGATATGTTTTTGACGCCACTCAATCATTTTTTATTGTTCGACTCCCATCGCCTCCACCAGTAAAAAGCACCTAGATTCGTTGAAATCTAGGTGCTTTTCTTTACTTATACCACAGTATTTACCACACTTTTGCTTTTCGGTGTGTTATCAGCCCGGTTTTACCTCGATGTGCCAGCTCTGTTTTTCAGGCGGCAACGGTGCACTCTCTTTGTCGTGGTTCCAATGCCTGTCAACATCGCACAGCTCCAAAAAACCATCCTTCAGCCGATAGCAGGCTTCTTCATCCGGGGCAGTATGGCAGCAGGGGCATTGAAAGCTCTCGTTTTCCTCGCTGTCTCGCCACAGCTGCCAGTCATAGACAACAAAGGTCTTTTCACAGTTCGGGCAGGTCAAATGCATTTCCAGCATGATTTTACGCTCCTTCTCTCGGATTGAAAATAAGAATGGTCAAGGCATAGGCCGCTGCGTCTATCGTGTGGTTGTCACGATCTGGCACGCTGGGCAGGAAATTGCCGTCCTTGTCCGCGTCATACTCGTATTGTGAAAACTCGCGGTAGACGTTGGGCGTGCGCTTGGGGTCAACAACAAGCGTCCTTTTTTGCAACCACTTGATGCGGTAGTTTACACAGCCGGGGCGCTTGATGCAAGGGCGGGCCTGCAGGCCGTATTCCCGTAGATCGTGCACGCTCTTGGGTTCTGCACAGTCGCAATAAATAACCTGTTCCGGGGCCGTTTCTGCGCCTGTGATGGGGTTCTTCCGGGGTTCTCCCACATGGTCAAGGCCGTGTGCCCGGATCTCGGCGGCAAGGGCTTCATTTGACA